TATTTTTTAGACGAAGCAGCGCATTTGGAGAGAGCGGAGAAAGTAGAAGCGGCTTTAGGGGACAATACTAATGTCCGTATCGATATTTCATCGGTCAACGGCGTCGGTAATGTTTTTCATCGGAGACGCGAGAATGGTATTGTATGGACCCCAGAGCGAAAGGAGTATCCAATCGGTTATGTCAGGGTGTTTGTAGCAGATTGGCGAGACCATCCGACTAAAACGCAAGAATGGTATGACGCTCGTAAAGCTCGATATGAACGAGAGGGTATGGCACATATTTTTGCACAGGAGGTTGATAGGAATTATGCAGCTGCCGTAAGCAATACTGTTATCGTTTACGAATGGATATTGGCGGCTGTCGACGCGCATATCAAACTTCCGTGGCTGGTAGAAGCACATAAAAACGAATGGACGGCCGGGCTTGATGTAGCAGATGAGGGAAATGACCGTAACGCTTTAGCCATGCGGGAATATGTCGTGTGGCGTCAAGTGGATGAATGGGGCGAGAGAGATCCGGGGATTTCCGCTCGCAAGGCTGTATTGGCATGTCGCCCACATGCGGGAAATATTACTTGTCAATATGACTGTATCGGTGTAGGAGCGGGTGTTAAAACAGAGTACAACAGACTTGCGATAGACGACGGGGTAATAGATGCAAAACGCATACCTTTTATTCCGTGGAATGCGGGCGCTGCTGTAGAAAGACCTTTTGAAAGAATTATACCTGATGATAATGAAAGCTTGCAAAATAAAGATTTTTTTGATAATTTGAAAGCACAAGCTTGGTGGTCTATGCGCACAAGATTTTATAAAACCTATAAAGCTGTAACGGAAGGTGTAAGATATAAACCGGAAGAACTTATATCTATAGACAGTTCAATGCAGCTTTTGGAACAGGTAAAAAAAGAACTTATGCAACCGACGGTCGGATATAGTTCTCGGCTTAAAATGTTGATAGAAAAGAAACCGAACGGGATGAGATCGCCTAACTTAGCTGACAGTGGTGTTATAGCTTTCTTTCCTCTGTCGGAGAATACAAATTACAGTGTGGTTGGTTCATATGGGATATAAACATGGTTAAAAAATCAGAGATGTTAAAACGGTCGCCGGATATTGAATGTATGGTGCCGTATTGGGATAAAGTAACAGATATTCTCAATGGAAAAGAAGCTATAAAATCTGCCGGAACGGCTTATATGCCCGCATTCCCTGACGAAACAAGCAAAGATTATAATTTCAGATTGCAAATCAGTAAGTTTACGAACATTTATCGTGATGTTGTTGAAGGTCTCGCTAGTAAACCGTTTCAAAATGAAATAACACTTTTGAGTGGTAATAACATTTCAAAAGAATTGCTTGATTTTGTTGAGAATGTAGACGGAGCGGGTAATAATCTAACAAGTTTTGCGGCTTTGACATTTTTTAACGGTATTAATTATGCTCTTGATTGGATATTCATTGATTATCCTTCTATACCAAATTCTGAAGTTATTACGGTTGCTGAAGCTAAAAATATGAATTTACGCCCGTTTTGGGTACATATTTTAGCTAAAAACGTGCTTGAAATTAAAACGGAAATGCAAGGTTCAGAACAGATTATAACATACTTTAAACACATGGAACCGGGTTTTGGAAATGACCCCATGCACGTCAGAGAGTTCGTTAAAAATAAGAACGGGCAAATTGAATGGAAACTTTATGTTGAAGTAACAAATGATAAAAATGAAACAGAATTTGTTGTAGAACAGGAAGGAGTGTTAAGCATTGATTTTATCCCGATGGTGCCGTTTGTAACTGGTCGTCGGGATGGTAAAAGTTTTAAGTTTTATCCGCCGATGTCAGATGCCGCAGATTTGCAGATAACACTTTATCAGAATGAATCAGCTCTTGAATATATTAAAATGCTTACAAGTTATCCAATGCTTGCAACGGATGGAACAAAAGTACCAATGGAAGCCGATGGTAAAACCCCTAAGAAAGTTGCGGTAGGTCCTAACAGAGTTCTTTATGGTGTACCGCAGGATAACGGTATCGGAGGCAGTTGGAAGTATGTTGAACCGCAGGCAAATAGTTTGGAATTTTTGCAGAAAAATATTGACAAAACTAAAAACGACCTGCGTGAACTGGGTCGTCAACCGCTTACTGCGCTGTCAACTCAGTTGACGACAGTTACAACTTCTATTGCTGCCGGTAAAGCCAAATCCGCGGTTACAGCATGGTGTTTTAATCTTAAAGATACTTTGGAAAATGCTTTATTGGTGACAATGAAGTGGATGAAATCGAATCTTGAACCGGAGGTTAATGTTTATACTGGTTTTGACAATGTACTTGATAATGAACAAGATGTTGAAGAACTAGGTAAAGCTCGAGAACGCGGGGATATTTCAATAGAAACTTATTGGGAAGAATTAAAAAGACGTAAAGTTCTTTCCCCTGAATTTGATATTGAAATAGAGAAAAAAAGATTACTCGAAGATATTCCGGTAGATGAACCGGATATTAATTCTGGAAATAAAGCAATTGATAATCTTAACCAAAAAGAGGAAATGTAATGAGTAGAGGATGGAAATTTGATGATGCTGGAAATATCATTGTAAAAGATGGTAATCCGGTTTACATTAACACAAACGGCGATGAACAAACTGTATCCGTAGATACTATTGCCAATTTGAACAGAGAAGCAAGGGATAACAGACTTGCAAAAGAAGAAGCTTTAGACAAGCTTAAAGTTTTTGAAGGTATTGACCCTGTAAAAGCTCGTGAAGCTTTAGATGCTTTTAATAAAATTGATAGCAATAAACTCATTGAAGCAGGCAAAGTAGATGAGCTTAAAGCTCAAATTACTTCTCAGTTTCAAACTCAGATTGATGAAAAAACCAAAGCTTTAAGTGAGTTACAGAGTAAATATGAAAATATGATTATTAACAATGTATTCGCAAACAGCGATTTTATTCGCAATAATGTTGCCGTCCCGAGAGATATGTTTGAAGCTAAGTTTCGTGAGAATTTTAAAGTTGAGAACGGTCAAGTTGTTGTTTACGGTAACGACGGAAATCGTTTGTACAGCAAAGAACATGCTGGCGAATATGCAACCCCGGAAGAAGGTTTGCGGATTTTAACTGAAAATCATCCTCAGCATGAGAGTATTCTTCGTGCTAATGCAGGGAATGGTACAGGAAGTTCTGGGGCTGGCGGCAGTACCGGTAGTTCACGGTATATGCAACGAGCACTTTTTGAAAAACTTTCGCCTCAGCAGCAGTTGGAATATGCTAAGAAAATGGCAAATGGTGAAATTACCTTGACAGATTAGAAAGTAACTGTTAAAGTATAATTGCTTTTTTCTAGGATTAGATAAGCGCATCAGGTTGGATGACCTATATCAATCAATCGGTGCGCTTTTTTTACGCACCAAATAAAGTTTAACAAAATTTGAAAGGTGCTGATTTATGAGCAATATTTTGACTAAACTCATCCCTGACCTGTATCAGAATTTGGATGAAGTTTCTCGTGAGCTTACCGGTTTTTTGCCGTCTGTAGCTCGTAATTCTTCCGCCGTCCGTGCTGCTCTTGGTGAATCTGTTATTGTACCGGTAAGTACGGCTATGGAATCTGGTAATGTTACTCCGTCTATGACTGTTCCTGAACCGGAAGATTTTACCATGGATAACGTTGCGATTCAGATTACGAAATCTCGTAATGTTTCCTTTGGTTTGACCGGTGAAGAATTTCAGGGTGTTAACAATGGTGTTGGAGCTAATTATATTCTCGGTGAAAACATCAAGCAGGCCGTTCGTACGTTGGTTAATGAAATGGAGAAAGATGTAGCGATCGAAGCTGCTGTCGGCAGTTCTCGCGCATTTGGTACGGCTGGAAGTACCCCGTTTGCAAGTGATTTGACCGATGCTGCTCACATTAAGAAAATTCTTGATGATAACGGAGCACCGATGGGTGGACGTTCTTTAATTATCGACAGTACCGCTGGTGTTAATCTTCGTTCTTTGACTCA